GAAGGATCTGCTGTTCCCGACCGACGAGAAAAACTGGGGCATCAGCCCGACCCCGGTGCCGGAACTGTCCGACGAGGTCGAGGCGGCGGCGCAGGCCGCGCGCGAGAAGATCAAGGCGGCGCAGGCCGCGCAGGCGGCACCGCAACAGGCGGCCGACGAGGGCGCTCCACCCGAAGAGATCGAGGGCCTGCAGGAGCAGGCGGCGACGGCACAGGAAGAGGCCGACGTGGCCAAGCAGGCGGCCGGCTTGCTGTCCGCCCGGCTGGAGGAGGCCCGCAAGCGCTCCGACGCGATGGAGAAGGAGATCGATGACCAGTTGACCGAATGCCGCTACCAGACCGTCAAGCGGCTGCAGATCGACTGCGCGCTCAAATTAGGCACGGGCGTGACCAAGGGGCCAGTGACTGGCGATAAGGTCCGGCGCGGCTGGAAGACTGGGCAGAACGGCGAGTACACGCTCGACATTTCGAGCGGCAAGCAGCCAGCCTATCGCTACGTCGACCTATGGGGCTTCTTCCCCGATATGGATGCGACCAGCATCGTGGAGGGCAACGGCACCTACGAGCGCCACCTACTCAACCGCAAGGGCATCCGCGAACTGCAGTTCCTTGAGGGTTTTGACAAGGACGCCATCCGCCGGCTGCTGCAGCTTGCGCCGTCGACCACCGCGCCGGCCTATCTGGCGCAGTTGCGCAACATCCGCGCCGCCACCCAGCAGGTGACTGGCGATCTTTACCATGTGTACGAATACACGGGCGCGTTCGAGCCGGAAGACATGCGCGACATCGCGATGGCGCTGGTTGGCAACCGCGACGAGACGGTCGCCGGGATCGCCGACGAGGCGCTCAAGCAGATCGATGAGATCGACCCGTTGATGTCGATCAGCGGGTGCCTCTGGTTCTGTCAGGGCGAGATCCTGAAGTTCGCGCTCTACCCGTTCGACAGCGGCGAGACGATGTACAGCGTCTTCAACTTCGTGAAGGACGAAGCGTCGATCTTCGGCTACGGCATGCCGGCGGTGATCCGCGATCCGCAGTCGGCGCTCAACGGCGCGTTCCGGGCGATGATGGACAATGCCGGCGTAAGCTCCGGGCCGCAGATCATCATCGACACCCAGAACATCGAGCCGGAAGACGGCGACTACCGATTGAAGCCGCGCAAGGTCTGGAAGGCCAAGAACGGCATCCAGAAGGAGAACCCGCCGTTCCAGCTATTTCACGTCGAGACGCGACAGGTCGAGATGATGAACATCATCCACCTGTGCAACCAGTTCATCGACACGATGAGCGCCATGCCTCAGATCATTCAAGGGCAGACCGGCGAGGTCGGGGCGCAAAACATCCAGCAGACGGCGACCGGCATGGCGCTGATGCACAACAGCGCCAACGTGGTGTTCCGCTCGATCGTCAAGAACTTCGATGACGACGTCACCACACCCGACGTCCGCCGGGCCTACGACTGGAACATGCAGTTCAACCCGAAGCCCGAAATCAAGGGCGACTATCAGGTCGACGCGCGCGGTTCGAGCGTCCTGCTTATGCGCGAGCTTCAGGCGCAGAACCTGATGGTCATCGCGGTGCAGCTTGGCAGCAACCCGACCTACGCGCCGATGCTGCGCAATCGCGAACTGCTTCGCAAGATCTTCCAAGCCTACATGATCCCGGCCGACGAGGTGATGCTCAGCGACGACGAGATCGACGCGGTGTTGCTGGCGGCGAAGGCGGAGGCCGAGGCCGCGCAGGCGGCAGCGTCCGGGGCCGATCAGGCGAAGCAGACGATGGAGCTTGAGAACAGGAAGCTCGAACTGCAGATGCAGATGGCCAATCAGGAGAACCACTCCAAGGAGAAGATCGCCAAGCTGGAGTACGACGCCAAGATGAACAACATCGCGGCGAACCTGAACATGAGCCTGCAGCAGCTTGAGGCGAAGCTGGCCGGCGAAGAGATGGGTAATCAGTCGAAGGAGCGGATCTTCGCGAGCGAGGTGGCGATCGAGCAGAAGAACGCGGCCGAGGCGCGGGCGCGCGGCGAGGTGCCGGGCGGCTCTGGCGGCTACGTCACGGGCGGCAGCAAGCCGAAGAAGAAGGTGGCAGCATGAGAGTACAGTCGGCCTGCTGAAATTCGCGTTTTTCAGGAAATTCCGCTGTTGGACTATAGGACCACGCCCATGATCGACGCCTACACCGACACATGGCGCGGCGTTGCCGCCAAGTGCAACGAGATCATTGAAGCCGGCCGGGTCCGGCTGGAAGTGAGCGACCAGAGCTATGGCGAGAGCCAGTTCCTGCGCGGCCGGATCGCGGCGATGCGCGAGATCCTCGATCTGGTCAAGCCGGCGGTGGTCCGGCAGACGGCGACAGCGCCGGAACATTTGAGGCCGCGCGATCGCAGCGGCGTCTGAAAGGGAGAGCGAAATGAGCGACCAAGCCAAGTCCGAAGAAGAGAAACTATGGGCCGAAATGCAGGCCGCCGAGGCCAAGACGGACGGCCAGATTGCAGAAAAGCCGAAAGATGATAATGATGTGCCGTCCGATGACCTAGCCGCCGCCCCCGATCAGGCCGCCGCAACGCCACCGACACCAGCCCCTGATATCTGGGCGAATGCGCCGGAAGACCTTAAGGCGGCGCACGACCAACAGGTAAAGGCGCTAGAGACTGCCACGACAGAGCATGCCCGCCGATCGATCGAAGGCCGGATTGTTGCTTACACGCGCAGGCTCAATGAGCGGAATGCGGCTGCTGCGCAACAGCCGCCCGCTGCTACGGAAGAGGCCGCTGATCCGCTCGCGGAGATAGCCGCCGAATATCCTGAGATCGTCACGCCGTTTCAGAAGAAAACCGCTGCGATCGAGGAACAGATTTCGCAGTTCAAAGCCGTCGAGCAGGGCCGCCAAGCAGCCGCCGATGCCGAGATGGACGCGAACTTACTGGCCAACGAACAACTGCTTGCACAGAGACATCCCGGTTGGGTCGATTATCTGAAGCAGCACGGGGCCGTTTTCGGCGCATGGATCGCCGATCAACCGCTCGCCATGCGCGAAAGTTTCGTCATCAACAAGGACGCGATCGTCAATCCGTACTCCGCGATTGAGACGCTGGATGCCTTCAAGAGTTTTGTCGAGGCCAATCAGCCGCCGCAGCAGGTTCAGCAGCCGGCAGTGGCACAACAGCAAAGGCTCAATTCCCGGCGCACGGCGCAACTGGCAAGTTCGGCATCACCCGCAACGGTCGGCCACCGGCCCACTGTTTCCGGCATCCCTGAAAGCGGCGACGACCAGCAGATCTGGAACGCTTTCCGAGATATCGATCCTGAAGAAAGGAAGTACCGCAACGCATGAGGGGTTGAGCGGCCAACCGTAAAGGGCCGCTCTAATGGCAATCACCCAATATGCCGATGGTGGCATATCTCAACGCACGACCGTCTACGCGGAGCGGCAAATGCTCCGCCACGCCAAGCCAGTCATGGTTTTGGAAAAACTCGGCCTTAGCAAGCCGATGCCAAAAAACAAGTCGGATACGATCAAATTCCGCAGGCCGCGAGTATTCACGGCAGCTACAACGCCACTGCAAGAGGGCGTGACTCCGACCGAGACGCAGTTCAGCTACGAGGATGTTTCGACCTCACTTCGCCAGTATGGACAGGTAGTTGTCATTACTGACAAGATCGAAGATCTTCATGAAGATCCTGTGTTGAACGACGCAAGTGTTCAGGCCGGCGAAAACATCGGCCGCACCATCGAGGCGCTCAACTACGGCGTCGTGCGGGCGGGAACGAGCGTCTATTATGCCAATGGCACGGCGAGGACCGACGTCAACACGCCGATCTCGCTCAGCAAGCAGAGGGCCGTGCTTCGGTCCCTCAAGGCCCTGAAGGCGCAGAAGATCACCCGCTCCCTGTCACCCTCCAGTGACTACGGTACGCGCGCGGTCGAAGCGTCCTACGTGGCGGTGGCCCACACCGACGTCGAGTCCGATATCCGCAACATGCCCGGCTTTAAGACCGTGTCCGAGTACGGCACCCGGTCGCCGATCTCCGAGTATGAGATCGGGTCGGTCGAAGACGTTCGCTACATCCTGTCGCCCGACCTCAACCCGTTCCTCGACGCGGGCGGCGCGAAGGGCACGATGGTGTCGACGGCCGGCACCAGCGCCGACGTCTACCCGATCATCTACTTCGGGCAGGACGCTTGGGGCATGGTTGCGCTCCGTGGTCAGGGCGCTGTTTCTCCAACTATTATTCCAGTTGGGCAGAAGACCAAAGACGATCCGCTCGGCCAGAGAGGTTATGTAGGCTGGAAGACTTGGCATGCTGCGCTTATTCTTAATCAAGCGTGGATGACCCGGCTCGAGGTTGCTGTCACTGCTCTGTGATATACTACAGGGGCGTCTGACGGCGTCCCTGAACCCACGGCGGCGACTGACGGAACCGCCAAACAAGGAGCTTCGCTATGACGAAGTGCATTATCAGGC